CAAGACGATGGATTGGTGGGCTGACCGCGTGACCTACTACCATGATAAGTACGACCTGCAGGCGATCGTGTGCGATCCCAGTGAGCCGGAGTACATCAAGGTGTTCAACGATCGTCTGGGCCATGCCCGCGGTCGCAACGGCAACCGCATCGCTCGTAAGGCCAAGAACGCGATCCGTACCGGCATTGACATGGTGCGGTGGGGGCTTGGCAAGGTCGACAACGGTCCGCGCATCTTCATCGTGCGCGACAGCCTTGTTGGGCGTGACAAGGACCGCATCGAGAAGAAGCGGCCCTACTGCCTGGAAGACGAGCTTCCTAGCTATATTTGGATCCGCAGCCGAGACGGCAAGCCCGTCAAGGAGCGGCCTGACCCGACGTGTAGCGATCACGCGCTGGACTGCCTGCGCTATGCAGCCATGTTCATGTGGAACCGCGACATGTCCACCGACGATGACCCGCTGTCGTACCCCAGTGGCTCGTTCGGTGATCTGCTGAGCTGGGACGAAGTCAAAGGAGCCCCATACCATGCCCTTCAATGACGCCGAAGAGGCGATGCTCGAAGTACAAGCCGCTGTCGAGTACCGCAAACGCCATCTGAAGTCCTGGGACGAGCAGATCCAGCGCTACCAGGGCCCGGCGTACAACCGTGGCCAGTACACGGATCCGAGCGACTACGCTCCGGAGAACACTTACTACGAGTACATCAGCTTGATGATGCCCAAGCTGATCTTCGACAACCCGCGCGTGCAGGTGCAGAGCCGCAAGCCGGGTCCTGCAAACGATGTCGCGACCGCGATGCAGTACGGGCTCAACCGGTGGGTGCGTGACTGCACGCTGCGCAAGCGGCTGGTCGAGCTAGCGACCGACATGATCTTTGCCTACGGCATTGCGATTGTGCGCGAGGACTTCCGCCCGACCACGAGCAGCGTGATGCTGCCCGAGATGGAGCAGCAGGACCCCAGCAAGCGCATGTGGCCGGTGGTTGAGCGTCTGTGCCCCAAGTCGTTTGTGATCGACCCTGTGTGCGTGCGCTGGAGCGACGCGACGTTCATGGGGCACGAGGTGACGCGCACCCGCAAGGATCTGTTGCAGATGGCCGCCGACGCGCCCGAGCAGGGGTGGGACATCACGGCAATCAACGAGGCCGTGGCGTCTCCGCCGCGGAAGGACAACAACAACAAGCGCATGGTGCCCGATCGTGACGAGATCACGTTCTACGAGGTGTGGGTGCCGCGACTGGAGTTGCCGGACTCGCCTGGGCCGGACATGGGCTTCCATGGCACGATCTTGACGCTGGCGTCGTGCCAAAGCCCGGAGGGCTCGTCGCCGCTGGGCCGGTACCTGCGCCGCGCGCGCCCGTACTACGGGCCGCGTACGGGCCCCTACGCACAGTTCGGTATCTACAAGGTGCCGGACAGCCCGTTCCCGCTGAGCCCCCTTACGGCGGTCGAAGCACAGATCAGCGACCTGAACCAGCATGTGCGTGCGGCAAGCAACAGCATGCTGAAGCACAAGCGCATCGTGGGCGTCAATGACCCGCGCACTGCGCAGCTGGTCAAGGACACTGGACACGACTACGTTGCTGTTGTCCCCTTCGAGGAGGGCAAAGCCCAGATTCAGGAGTTCGAGCTAGGTGGACAAACCGATCAGCAACGACTGTGGATCGCAACGTGCCGAGAGCGTGCGGACCGAGCCCTCGGCATGGACGAAGCGCTGCGTGGAGCGGTATCAGGAGCTGGCACAGCTACGGAACACACCATCGCGTCGGAGGCAGCTAATACACGCATTGCGTTCATCAAGCAAGCGTTCACGGACTCCGTGACGGCAGTGCTTGAGAAGGTGGCGCACTACATGTACCACGACGACCGCATCGTGTTCCCGCTGGGCAGCGAGGCGGCGCGGCAGATGGGCCTGCCGGTTGACGAGGCCATCTACTTTGAAGGTGGTGGTCACGACACGGAGGCGGGGTATGGCTTCGAGGACCTTGAGCTGGAGATCGAGCCGTACAGCATGGAGCGGGCGTCCGAGGGTCTGGCGCAGAAGCGTGCAATGGAGACGCACTCGCTGATCCTGAATACTCTGCCTGCAATGCAGCAGTACCCGGACTACCCGTGGCGCGACCACTTTCAGAAGATCGGCAACGCTATGAACGCGCCCGATCTGGCGGAGCTTGTCGATGATGAGCTGCTGCAGCGCTTTGCCGACGACCTTGCGCGCATGCAGCAGACAGAGGCGCAAGTGCGCTCCAAGAGCGGCACGCCGATGTTCCAGGCGCAGGCGGGTGAGCCTCGCCGACCTGTGCAAACGAAACGACCGTCGAAGGACTTGCCGAACGCTGGCCAGCAGCAGTCACGCATGCTGGGCGGCATGATGCAGCAGCAGGCGGCGCCCGGAGCGCCGCAAGGAGTGCCCGGTGCCCAGTAAGCGCAAAGGAAGCATGCCGACGCGCCGTAAGAGCGCAGGCAACTACCGCTCGACTAGCAGTGGCGCAGGCATGACCAAGAAGGGCGTCGCGGCCTACCGGCGTAAGAACCCGGGCAGCAAGCTGCAGACGGCTGTGACGGAGAAGAGCCCGACGGGCAAGCGGGCCACACGGCGCAAGTCCTACTGCGCGCGAAGCGCTGGGCAGAAGCGGCGCGCTAGCGCCAAGACTCGGAACGATCCGAACAGCCGCATCAACCAAGCCCGGCGTCGATGGAGGTGCCGATGAGCGAGTACCGCAAGTACCACGCGTCGAAGCGGGCCAAGACGCAGCGAGCGCAGCGCAACAAGAACCGGCGCGTCATGGAGCGCGCGGGTCGTGTGCGTAAGGGCGATGGCAAAGAGGTCGACCACAAGCGACCGATGGCCAAGGGTGGCGGCAACGGACGCAAAAACCTGCGCGTCGTGTCGAGACGCGTCAATCGGAAGAAGCACACCAAGTAATGGCCAACAAACCCAACAACCCTAGCCTGTGGAGCAGTGTGAAGGCGCAGGCGAAGCGCAAGTTCAAGGTCTACCCGAGCGCGTACGCGAACGGCTGGGCTGCCAAGCAGTACAAGGCGAAAGGGGGGACGTGGCGAAGTGCCTCGAAAAGCAAAAAGCGCAAGTAAGCCCAACACCGGCCTGACGAAGTGGTTCAAGGAGGACTGGCGTGACGTCAAGACCGGCAAGAAGTGCGGTCGTAAGTCGGCTAAGGGCAAGAGCAAGCGCCCCTACCCGGCGTGTCGGCCCGCCAAAGCTGCTGCGCGGATGAGCGCAAGCCAAAAGCGCAGCGTCGCTCGCCGCAAGAACAGCAGTGCCCGCGTCAGCTGGCCTGTATCGCCCAGTGGGCGAAGGAAGAAATCCAAATGACGAAAAGCAACCCGCGCATCATTGTGCGCAAAGATGAGGCCTTTCAGAGCCATCAACTTCCCAAGAACTGGAAGCACCACAAGGGCGAGTTTGATAAAAAAGGTCGCCCAGTCTTCCGCAACATGCGCGAGGCGCATGAGGCCGCACGCCGTGCGCGCGGCGAGGAAGGCACTCACCTGTACTACGACGAACTCTGATGACTGAAGAACCCCGCAACGAAGAAGCACAAGTGAACGTCGACGCCCAGCCGGTGGCACAGCCGGAGGCTGACGACGCGTCGCAACGTGAGATGGATATGGACAAGGTCCTCATGGAGCTTGACGGGGACGACCCCGATGGCGACGATGAGGAGGCCGGGGATCCTGCACCCGAAGAGAGTGTTCCAGCTGGGGCGCCAAGCGATGCGGGGGGGAATGGGTCTCCGGCGCTCTCTGAAAACTATGAGTCTGCGATCAACGTCCTGCGCAGGGACGGCTGGTCGGCAGACGACCTACAGGCACTGCCTGAAGAACGTCTGATTGCGATCGCTGAGCATCGCAAGAAGATGCAGGCAGACGTGGATCGCAAGCTAAGGGAGAAACCTAGTGAGCCGTCCGTTGATGAGACCGCTGAGGACTCAGGTACGCAGCCCGCAGAGCCCGCGCCTGACCAACCCAGAAGCGTCGACCTCGATCAACAGATTGACGACCTAGCAGACCACCTTGGCCTCGATGACAGCGGCAAGCAGCTGCTCGTCGAGTGGCAGACCCAAACGATGGCACCCGTCAGCAAGATCGTCGAAGAGACGAAGTCTGCGATGGCGGATCTGCAGCAGAGGGTCTTCATGAGCGATCTGGTTGGCGCCCGTTCGAGCGTCGTTGGCAAGTACCCCATCGTGGAGAACGCTACCGACGATCAATGGGTCAACATCATGGACCGTATGACGAAGATGGTCGAATCCGGAACCGACCAGACTCTCTCGGAGATGATGGAGGATGCGGTGCTGCTTGAGTTCCAAGGTCAGATCACCGAGGCGGTGAAGAGTGACACGGAGCGCATTCGCAACCTGCGTGACAGTGGTATGCCCAACGTGGCTGCCCGTCAGCAAGCAACTCCGTCCTTCAGCACGACGGAGGAGCGTCAAGACGCTGTGCTGAAACTTTTGGAAAGCGATGACCCGGACAAGTATCGCCGGGCTCGCGCTATCGGTAAACCTAATCTGTAGGAGAACCCGACATGGGCTCTGCACTTTCAACTTTCAACGACTTCATGGACAACACCGGTCCGACGTTCCTGACGTCGGCCACCGATATTGTCAACGAGGCAGTCAAGAACAACTACCTGCTGCGTCGCTTCATGCGGGGCAAAGGGCCGAGCGAGACTTGCCAGGGCGGCTCGACGATCAAGGACACCATCCTGTTCGACGAGCAGAACAGCTTCCAGTTCTACCAGCCGAACGAGACGTTCAGCTGGCAGAACCCGCAGATCCTTGAGCAGTGGGAAATCAACTGGCGCTTCGCCGTTGATCACATGAGCTGGACGGATCACGAGATCGAGCTGAACGTTGGTGGCCTGGGCCGTGGCGCCCGTCACACGACGTACAAGGAGATCAAGCGGTCGAAGGAGCAGCGTCTGTGGACCTCGTTCTTCAACGGAATGGAGGACTCGCTCTTCCTGGCCCCCGACAACGCGCTTCAGGAGACGCAGACCGGTACGCACCCGTACAGCCTGCCCTGCTTCATTACTGAGCAGGCGGGCAGCACGACTGGTGTGTACACCGGAAACGCCGAGTGGGCGACGGTTCAGGGCCTGTCCGACACCAAGTGGGACAACCAGCGTTCGACCTACGATGCGACGTCCACGACTGCTGCGGATGCGGCTGAGGGCCTGCTTGGCGGCTTCGACGACCTGATGCTGAAGGTGCAGTTCACGCCGCCCCCGAGCCATCAGGAGTACTTCGAGAACCCCTCGCTCAACGCAATGTTCATTGCGACCAGCCGTTGGGGCTTCAAGTCGTACCAGAAGGCGCTGCGCCTGCTGCAGGACACCTTCGTGACCGCCGATCGTCAGGACCCGAGCTTCGGCAAGCCGAAGTACAGCGGCATCGACATCGAGTGGTTCGCCGAGCTGGGTGATCTGGCGGTGTACTCCGACGGTACGACTGGTACCGGCAACCCGAGTTACAACGCGAAAGAGGATGCCAGTGGTTCTGCGATCTCGGGTATGCGCTACTACTTCATCAACGCGAACTACCTGAAGTACGTCTTCCACTCGACGCGCTACATGTACTCGCACCCGACGATGAAGCACCCCAACCAGCCGTTCACCACGGTGATGCCGGTTGACTGCTGGTACAACATGATCTGCCGTTCGCGTAACCGTCAGGGCATCCTGTCCCCGTCGGCTGACGTCAGCGCGGTCTTCCCGACGACCTGATTTAGGAGAATACTGACATGGTTAGTGTGCACCCGATTGCGGGCCCTGGTATTGGGCTTGGGGTTCAGAACTTTGACGCCAACATGCTGAACGGCACTGGCGGTGCGATCACCAAAGGCGACGTTGTGTCTGTGAAGGCCATCGCCGCCGCGGCTGACGCAACGCCCGATGGTCGTTGGCAGGTGGTCAAGCTGCCTGTCGCTGGCGCCGATGACGACATCGACGACAACGAGTTCGGTTTCTTTGGTGTAGCCATGGAGAACGCGGCAAGCAGTGCATCGGCAACGGTGCGCGTCCGCTTCCAGGGCTACGTCGACGCCAAAGTGTCTGGCACTCCGGCAACCGGCGACGGCCTGTCGGTCGCGCTGGATACGACGGGCAAGCTGATTGCCGCGACTGCTGGCGACAAGGTCGTCGCCTTCTACTGCGGTATTGACTCCGATGGCAACTATGCCAGCGCCGACGATGACGAAGTCGTGACGGTCCTTTTCGACGGCCTGAACGGCTTCGGCATGGACATCGCTGACTGACGCAACTAGGGGGCGGGCCATGGGGCTCGCCCCCGCTACCTACGATTGACATGAGTTACGCACTTACTGCTGGATCTGATTTCAACTCGCTGTTCGCCACGCAGTACGTGCGTGTCAAAGTTACGCCGCAAGCCGCTGGCGCCGTGCCTGATGGGGGCTTGATCCGCAAGGGCGAATGCGTGTGCTTTGGGCCGGGACTCACCGGGTTTGAAACTCTGGTGCACGGCTGGATCACGCGCGGTAACTCTGGCGCGGGTCGCTACTACGGCATTGCGGAGCACGACGCTTCGCCGAACGAAACTGTGCGGGTCATGGTTGCTGGCTGCGGACTGGCCAAGGTCATCAACCGCGACACGATTGGCCGCGACGTGCAGGTCGGTGGTTCGAGCCCGCTGGCGATGCCGACCAAAGCAACGGCGGCAAACGGTGCGGTCGTCAGCGCTCCGCTGCACCGAGCCATCGATGGCGATTTCGCGTGCGCTGAGCTGCCGCGCGCTGCAACGGGGATTGCATCCGGTACTGAGACTGAGCGGTACGAGATGATTCACCTGCATCCTGGCTACACGGTTGCGCAGCTCGACTGGGGCACCGCGGCTCGCCCGCAGATGCCGAACGAGTATTGGCGCGTTCGCAACCTAACGGGCGGCACGCTTGAGGTCGGCAAGTTCTACGCGATGCAAACTGGCGACGGTAACAACAACCCGCGCCATATCGTGGCGATCAGCACCTCTAGCGGCGCGATCGACTCCAACACAGCAGGTATGGTCGGGCAGGCGCTAATCGCGGCAGCCGCAAATGACTACACGGTCATCAAGGTCGCTGGCAATGCGACGGCTTTGGCTGGCGCGTCGTGGACTGCCGCGGATACAGGCAAGCCGTTCGAGATTGACTCGACAGGGCGTGTTGTGATCCACACGGGGTCTGAAAAGAAGTTCGGTTGGGGTTTCGTCAACGCGAACATCTCGGCGGGCGGCAACGTCCGCGTGTGGTTTGACGGCATCCGGGGGGTCTGATGGCTCTGACCGCCCACGACGCTCTGCGTCACGTAAAGCACGCACTCAGCAGCGAGGAGCTGCCGAGCGTCGGTGGGCAGCGCATCCTCAACGATGCGGGCGAGTACATGGTCGGCATGCACCCGTGGAAGTGGCTTGAGGGCACCCAGTCATACGTGGACCTGAACAAGGATCAGGACCACATCTGGCTGCCCGAGAACCTCCGCGAGGTCATGTCGATCGTGGCGACTGATGGTTTGAACCTGAGCGTGTCCATGACGACGCCTCAGGAGCTGGCCATCCGGCGTGCGTCGACGGTCAACACGGCGCTGCACTACTGGGTGACGCCCGTGTGGCAGATGCGCGGTAGGCCGAAGCACGTGTTCGTCAAAAGCACCCAAACGAACGAAAACAACGTTGGCCCGACGATCAGCGACGGCAGCCTGAGTATTGCCTTCCGCAGTGACGCAAGTCGCCAGGAGCCTGTCGGCAACACGTACTACTTCACGATCGGTGCGGGAGCGGCTGAAACGACTGAGAATCTGGTCGCGGCTATCAATGCAAGTGACCTGTCGGTGGTTGCGCGCATCGAGCAGACCAGCACCTACAAGGGCGGTTTCCGCGTGACGGGCACGTACAGCGGCGCGGCCGACCGGGACTACTGGGCGTTCAACACTGACACGATGATAAGTGCGGGGGTTGATGAGTTCCCCGGCGTCGTTGGTGGTGCGCCGCAGCCGCGCTTGGACCTGTGGCCGACCCCGACTGCGTACAAGAAGGACGCGATGGTCGTGTACTACCGGCGTGGCTGGGAGACGATCAGGCACGACGATCAGGCAATCGGGGTGCCGACATGGCTTGAGTCGCTGTATCTGGCCTGTGTGCGTGCGGTGGCGCTGGGGTACGAGCGCGACAACGAAGCTGACGTCAACGCGCGGCTGTCGATGATCCGGCGCGGGCCGCTTTTCAACGACGCGGCGCGGCGCGACAGCCTGATCGTGACGACATTGGGCGCTATGCAGGGCGGGGCGGTGCAGTACGACAACGGCATCAACCCGATGTGGAACTTCGACAACATCAACAACCCTGTGAACTACTAGGATGGCTCGCGAGAAGCTCGACATCGTGTACCCGATGGCGGGAGTCAGCGAGACTTACGCCTTCTCGGACCAGCCGCCGAACACAAGTCGGGATGAGCGCAACATGCGCTGCTTCGACCCCATCACGGGTCGCATGCGTGGTAGTCAGCGTGCAGGCCTGGGCATCTACAGCGGTAATGCCCCCGCGAACAACTTTGCCAAGATTTCCGACATTGCGTACGTGCAGCGGGAAATCAACCCGTACAACTGGACGGCGAACACGGGCAACCTGAACGACGGCAAAGTCGCGTTTACGACAAGCCGAGAGGGCGACAACGTCATTGGCGACGCTTGGACTGGCGCAATTGACGAGCCGTCCAACCTCATCGACCTGCAGCGCGACACGTTCAACAGCTTCTGGGCGTTGAGCGATGGTGGCGTGGTGCTGTGCATCAATAGCGATGCTGGCATCGGCAAGACCATCGAAACCCAGGTCGACACGGACACGCCGCATCTTGCCCGGCGTCTAGCAGTCGACAACTTCGGCAACTTCTTCGTTGCCAGCGGGCACGACGCTAGTCACGTCGTGGCAGACAACGATACCGCGTTCATCAAGGGATACGAGCTGCAAGAGGACGGTGAGTACCGTCTGGCCTACGAGATCAAGCCCGGGTTCATACCGCTGGACATCAAGGTCTACGGTGAGGATCTGTTTGTCTGGGGCGTCTACGTTGGGACCTTGAATACAGACTGCGAGTTGCGTTTTAGGCGATACCCGCAGTACCGGTTCGACGAGACGCCGACGGTCGACGATGAAAGCTCGTGGACGGAAACTTTCGACCAACTGCCGACAGCTTTGGCGCGCGTCGCGTCTGACGCGTACACCGGGGGCATGCGTGTGCGTAACGACGGTCAGGTCTATGTGACGTTTGGTGTGTTCAACAGCTCGATTGAGCAGACGTACGGGTATGTCGCCAAGCTGAAGCCGATCAGCTTCACGTCCAACGCTGAGACGTGGGAGTACGCCTTCACGGCCAGCTCTACGATCGAGAACGGGTACGGCCTAGACATTGACATTTGCGAGCCGAAGGCCAGTGACAATCGCACGATCCTGTGGATGGCGGGCGGCAAGTACAGTACCCAAGGCGAGCCGCATTTGGTGGCGATAGCTGATAACGGTGGTTCGCTGGACTGGACTAACGCAGCCGAAGTGTCGTTCGATGATGGTGCAGCGTGTCGCGGCTGGGGCGTGGCGAGCGCGCCCAACAGTCAGCATCTGCGAATCGACAGTGACGAAGACGGGCGCGTGTATGTGCCGTACCACGGCGATGACAGCAGCAGCAGCGAAGACGGCTACCACCTGCTGATTTACACGCTAGACGCGACGGGCTCGAGCCTGACGGCGACGCAGGAGCGCCGCATCAAGAACTACAGCACGGTCGCGGGCGACGATCACGCGGACCTGCAAAACAACCTGCTCAACTGCGTAGCGGTGCCACTGGCATACCCGGACTACAACGGGGCAGACATCCCCTACGCGCAGTACGTGTTTGTCGGCGGCCCGCCGAACACGACGTCAGACCCAAACCACAGCATCGCGAAAGCCGTGCTGGCCAACGGCGAGGCTGACGGTGGCCTGCCGCTGCGCGACATCAAGCGTGTGGCTGCGGCAGGGGGCACGTGGTACGAGGTTACGAACAGCGGGTTCAGCAAGCTGCGGGATCCTGACGGTAACGACATCACGTACCACACTGCGGCGAACTACCTGCAGAGCGCGACCTTCAACGGCGTCATCTACTACACGGATGGCGACGACTACTACTACTACTCGCCAAAGAACAGCGACGTGCGGCCGTGGCGCAGCAAATCGATTGGCGAGATCCCGCAGCGCTGCAGGCTTGTTGAGGTGTGGCGCGGCAGGCTTGTGCTCGCGAGGTCTGACGAAGTGCCGGGCGCGTGGCACATGTCGCGCGTCGGCGACCCTGAGGACTGGAACCAGTTTGCGCAGGTGCAGGATGCGGGTATGGCGCGAAGCTACACGACCTCGCGCATGGGTGAGTGCCCGGATAGCATCAACTCGATCGTGCCCTACCGTGACGACCTGTTGTGGTTGGGCTGCGACAGCAGCATCTGGCAGATGACAGGCGACCCGGGCGCTGGCGGCACGTTTGACCTGATCAGTGATGAGGTTGGCATGTCGTGGGGCAAGCCTTGGTGCAAGGACGACCTTGGCAACCTGTGGTTCTTTGGTAGCAAAGGCGGGCTGTACACGACGGCTGGCGGTGGCCTGAACGAGGTCAGCCAAGGCAAGCTGCGTAAGCGCCTGCAGTCAATTGACTTGCGCCAGTACTACGTGCGCCTCGTGTACAACTTCATCGACGATGGCGTGCACATCTTTGTGATGCCGTTCGCGAACCCTAACGCGATGGTCGATCACTACTTCTACGACAAGCGCACGAACGCGTTCCACATCGACCGGTTCGGGCGTCCGACCGAGACGCCGTGCCAGCCGACGGCTGCGTGTGTTGTCGATGGCGATGGGCCGTTTGACCGGGCGATTCTGATTGGCTGCGAGGATGGCCGTGTTCGCATGTGGGGCCGCACGACCGCAGGCGCTGTGCCGTTGAGCGACGAGTTGACGGACAGCGAGACGGTGCCGATTGATAGCTACGTGTTGATCGGGCCGTTGGCGCCTGTGCATGCGGATTACGAAGCGGTCCTGAGCGAGATGACGGTTGTGTTGGCGAGCAGCAATGATGGCTGCCTGTACGACCTCTTTAGCACTGAGACGCCCGACGACCTTGGCAGCCCAGATGTCAGCGGCAAGCTGCACGCTGGGCGCAACCGTGCGCACCTAATTCGGTTGGCAGGCGACAGCCTGTTCTTGCGTATGCGCAATGCGCGCGACGGCAAGACGTGGTCGTTCGAGAAAGGGCAGATGATGGTCAGTCGCGGGGGGCAGACGAGGGCATGACCTACCAGAACCGTCTGTTGCGCGAGCGCGCGGCGCGGCAACGCGCGTTGGAGCTGAGCGGGCGTCCCGGCACGGAGATGGACCCGCGCACGCGGCGCGCCATCGAGGCAGAGTTGGCTGCTGGTCAGCGACTGGCGCCAGGGCTTGAGGTCGATACGCGCGGACGACAGGCACTGAGGCACGACGCAAGCATCCGCACCAATCAGCGTTCGCAGTTCCAAGTCAATGCCGACGCACTGCGGTTTTCAACGCCGGTAGAGGGCGCGCAGGCGGCAACAAAAGACTATGTCGATAGTCAGATCACTGACAGCGGCAGCGGCACGGCGGTTCGCACGCAGTACAACTTCTCGACGTTTGCCCTGACGTTGAGCACCTCCTACGCGATAGTTCGCACCGTCAGCTCCGAGCCCGAGCTGGACCTCGACAACCTGTTGTCGACGGGCACCGACGGCATCCTGGCGGCGACTGGCCACTATTACTTGGCAACGTTCCATTGTCAGGTCGTGAACGCCTTTGCCGGGCAGGTCGAGACCAACTTCATCATGTATACGCCAGCAGACGCGACCTACACGGTCCCGCTGCAGCACTGCGTTCGACCGTTTACGATCCAGCGACGCGTCGCAAGCGGCACCGGCAACGAGGGCGTGCAGGACCTGTATTTTGGATGCCTCGTCAACCTGTCGAACTATCCGTTGGTAGCATCGCGCGAGGTGTACGTGGCAGCGCTGGGCGGGTCTGCAGTTGTCGTACGGCGTCCGTACCTGCGTCTGGAGCGTCTGCACCCGTACGACCAAAGCGATGTGACCGCCAGCCTGCCTGCGGCGGGTCCGCTTGTTGAGTTCGTTGCGTCGGCGACAAACGTGGCAACGCGCACCAACATCAACTTCACCGACCTGTCGATTGGCGAGGTCGATACCTGGGCGTGGACGTTTGGTGACGGTACGACGAGCACCCAACAGAACCCGCAGAAGGCATACACGGTGGCAGGCACGTACACGGTGTCGCTAGAGGCAGGCACTAGCGGCTCGACCAACACAGAAACCAAAACCAGCTACATCACGGTGACGTAATGGTATTTGACCCCATCAGCGCAGGTATCGGGCTGGTCAGCAGCGCCGTCGGCTTCATGGGCGCGCGTAAGGCGCGCAAGGCCCAGGAGAAGTTCATGAAGGCGCAGATGGCGGACCGCGCCAAGCGCATTGCCGAGGCCAAAGAACTGTACGCCAAAAGTCGTATTGGCCTGCAGGAGCAGAACCGTGCGATGATGAACGCGGCGTTGAAGTCGACGCCCCTGACGCTGGGCGCCAGCATGGCCCGCTCGACGGCCATGGGCAACCTGCAGCGTGCGATCTTCCAAGACTACGCGCAACGTGGCCGAGCCATC